CCTGGGGAGTCATACCACATAGCATCAGCATGGAATTTCAACCACCGTCTCATGGCTGACTTGCCACCCCAGTAAGCAGCCCTGGAGCTATGAATGACAACATCCCAACCCTTTTCAAGGGCCTCATCTATAAAAATGAGAGCTCCTTCTACTGGTGGATCTGGGATTGTTCTAGCTCCTTTCCACCCACTTACATACGAATTCACAACGCCATCAAAATCAAGGCATAAGATTGGCTTCCACATCTACTGACTCTTTCTTCTTCCCAACTGTTTGATTTATACCCTGGTACATTTCATGTATGTGATGCCTTAACATTGCAAGTGGATCTTCATGACTAATCCACTCTAACCCTGATATCTTAGCCGTTACAGCCGGGTATTTTCCATCAATGAAATCAGGCGTAACAATCATTATTGTCAGAGCATCTTCATTGATACGATACCCTGATGTAACAAGCACATCATCACCAAATACAGCCTTTACCTCTTTTTCTATTTCTTCCTTTGTAAACATATTACTTACTTTCCAAGAAAAAGTTTTGCCCTCTTCAAGGCTTCTATTTCAGCACCTTTTTGACATTCAGCATTTATCTTTGTAAGTTCAATAAATTCTTCCTTTGACTCAACTTTAAACATCTCAGTGTGTCTAGATGTCTGGGCTTCATAGGCTGAAATACCAGCCACCTCATGTCGGGGCAGTTGATCCCTAAAGTTTCTTTCCTTTAATCTTCTAACTTTGACTATTTGGCTTTTAGTTCCATTAAGATATTCTTTATATCCAGCATCAGTAGCTCGAGCATAATCCCACCCATATGCCCCTAACTCTTTAAACTTATCAGTGTACCCTTCACGGGAAACTTTTCCCTTTTCACGATCTTCGTACCAATCCTTATCTTTAATTACTCTCTGAGCAACATTACCTCTTTTCCATTCAATGAATACTGTAATGACTCCATAAGTTAATTCTTGAGCTTTTTCAGACTTCAATAAGGAACATAATCTAATTGCCTGCCCTTCGTTTAACCAGTATTCCTTAATCCCACGTTGTGCCCCACTACCCAAAAGAACCATTGTGTTTTGAGCGCACAAAGGTCCATATCTTTTTAGATCATCTAAATTGTTTTCAATAACACGTCTTATAGATCGTGGAATAGCCATTCCAGCTCTTTTACCAAGAATTATATCTCTGATTCTAGGTTCATTTTCAAAAACTGTGAGATCAGTTGTTTCAAACATCTAATTTTCCTTTAATGTGTTGCCTTAGGTCTGCGAGCAGCCGCCCGTTGTTGTTGCAACTTGATCTGAGCCAACTTATGTTGCTGTTGAGCTTCTTGCTGATTGTGTTGATGCTGCTGTTGTTGAAGCTTATGATCCATCTGAACTTGCTGCCGTTCATGAGCATGCTGTTGCTCTTGTAACTGCCTTTCACGTTCTGTTTGGGCAGCCTCCATGTTCATCTTATGATGTTCTTGTGCCCCTTGCATAAATTGTTGCTGCTGATCCAACGCCTTACCATGATAGTCCATAGCTCTATCAAAGGCATGATCTTCTTGGTCCATCATTGCTCTTTGTTGATCGGTCTGAGCCTTGACGGTCTCATTATGAGATTTAAGCCCTTGGGCCTTCAATTCATTCTCAGCCTTTGCTTTCTCAATTTGAAGACGTGTAAGCTCGATCTGCATTTCAAGTTTACGCATTTCAAGGTCAATTTGCTTTTGTTGTAGATCAGTTTGTGAGTTGTACTGCTCCGCCTGACTTTCTATCTGTTGACGATGAATTTCTGCCTGAGTCTGCTGCTGATCAGTCTGCATCTTCATCTGACTTGATTGCATATCAGCCTTAGCCTTCATCATGTCAGCTTGGGCTTTCATAACCATTGGATTGGGTTGTGAAGCCATAGATTGTTGATGCTGCATAGCCAATTGCCCCGCCTCATCAGTAAAGTCCTCTATGGCCTGTTCAAGGTCACGCCCTACATTATACCCTCTGATACTAAACTGAAGAAGCTTACCCAATAAGGGGGCTATCTGAGGGACATTGGCTGTGATCTGTGCAGCTTGGGTTAAGTATTGAGTAACTGCTGCCACGAAGGCAGTGCGATCCCCCCGCTCTTGTTGTTGATCAGCATAGATAGTTGATTCTACTTCGATCTCAACCCTGAAGCCCAATAACTTTTCATTTCTGATGAGTTGAAGGGCTTTCACAATCCTCTCCATCCCCTTCAACTTGTCAAGCATTTGAGGGGAAAGTTGAGGTTGTGGGGGTGGCATAGGGCCTTGGAAGCCCATACCTGGACGTGGGGGCTGAGGTACTGGAAGTTGCCCTGGTGCCCCTGGCATTGGAGGCGGCCCTGGCATCCCAGGGGGCGGCATACCCTGAGGTGCCCCACCAGGGCTGGGTGGTCCTCCCATAGGGCCACCGGGTGGTTTAGGACCAGGCATACCCGGCATACCAGGGGCACCCCCAGCCCCCATGGCAGGTCCAGGTGCCCCCATTCCTGGGGGCGGCGGTAATGGTGGTCCACCCGGTGAGGAAGGACCTCCAGGAAGGGCAGGGGGTGCCCCTGGAGGTCCAGGTGATTGAGGAGGGACACCCTTTTGTAGCATATCCTCCATAGGCACGTCCATCGTGCCTAGACCCTGCTCGTATAAAGCCCCTGAGACTTCAATAAGGGATTGAGAACTGAAATGCTGACACATGATGTCAGCCATGATCCTCAAAGTGTCACGGGCAAGCCGTGCTACTTCATTCTGTCTTGCTTGTAATCTCGTCCCTGATGCATTTGATTTAAGTCGTTGCCCACCTAATGTCTCCCTAGCATCGGTAGTCCCACGCATAATATCACTAATGCCTGTAAGGCGGTCCATCTCAACAACAGCCCGCTCTTTAATCTGGGTCAGTTCCTCAATAACCCCCATTATTTCTTTTAGTGGAATAAAACTCAAGTTACCAGCAACACCACCTTTTTCAGCAAAGGCAGCCCAATCATCAACTGGGATCATTTCATTTTCAACTGACTCGTTGAAAAGCCTTTGAATCCCTTTGGCTGCCGCATTGTAGACACCAGCCACCTTACAAGCTTTAGCCAGCATCGCTATGCGTTGGGTCAATTCATCAATTTGTATCGCTTGATCCTGATACTGAATAAAGTCAGGGACAGGAACTAATGTGTTATTCGTCACATTTGAATAGAGTGGTTTTGGGCAAGGAAAAAAGTTCTCAAGTTTTAATGGATCGTCCTTGCGATCACAAAGGTATTGATAACCTTCAGCAACCCAAATAACCTCTTCATGTGTACGGTCCCAGATCTCAAAGATCTGAGCTTTTTCATCAACCTCATGCCCTTGTGTTGTATCCTCTTGCCGCCTTGTTTTCCTGTCATCTTTCTGGAATGGTATATTCCGGCCTATATCTTTGCCAAACCTGCGCTTCATCTGCTCACGGGTCATGTAGACCCGCTTACCCACAGCCGTGACTTCTTTCCAGGTTCTGGCTCTGTTAGGAAAGGTATAAAAATCAGTCCATTGAATAAAATCAACAGGGGTTGATTCCCTGGTAATCCTGTCGCTTGTCTCCCTTAATTTCACTTCCTCATCTGAGTTATCTTCGTCCTCAATATCGCCTTGAGTATCTGATTGATCCTGCTCATCATCAGTTGGGATTGAAATACTCTCACCAAATTGAGGTTCATAACGGACCCATACTGTACCTCTGCCTACTAATAGGTAATCCCTGAGGGCTTGACGCATAGCCTCATCAAACCCACAGACTTCAATTTCATTCCTCAAGCCACGCTCAAGGATCTGTGCTGCCCCACGGCCCACAGGATCTTTATCCCTGAACCTGCGCTCACAAGTAGGAACAGGCTGCTTCCCATATAAAGCAGGGGTCAGGATCTCAACATTGGCCCAAAGGGCATTGTATCGTCTTTGCTGATCTTCATCAACACGGTTACGATCGTCCCTATAACGTTTTTCAATTGTAGTGCCACGCTTCAGCCAGCGTTTGAATTCTTTATCATCATCACATTGAATAACCTGTTGCATCCAGAATGCAGCCAGCCTACGGCCTACCCTACCCCCTTCAGGTCCAGCCAACTCATCTAGCTCAGGCTCAGGGTAAGGCTTCCTGCGATCATCACGGTCGTCCCGCTCTTCAGATTCTTCACGGGGCCTTGTATATCCAAGTGTTGCCATTTATTTATTCACGTCCTGGTAAATTTCTTATAATTACCTTATTAGTTTCTGAATTTGCAGCAGGTCCTTCCCTCACACCACTTACCCTAGCACCACCTATAGTCTTGGCTTCAGGATAATGTTTCATTAAACCATTTAAAACATCTTGTACATTAGTTGCCCCAGCAGACCATGACCTTGAATTAGCACTTCGTGGGATTGAACCTATTGTATAAGGTGATTTCTTTGTTGAACTTGTATTTATAATATGTAAGAATTTACTCTCAGGGTCATAAGAAGTATTAACAAACCCTACCTTACCTGCACCCTCATTCAAGATATCAAAATCAGTAAATTCTTTACGTCCCAATTTATCTACATTTTTTGGATTCAGAAATAAAGCACTTAGCATAGGACTCATTTTACCAGCAAGGACAGCAGCACCTTTTGCTAAGGCACCACCGGCTATAGGTCCTAGAGCATAAGGTAATAAGTCTGAGGCTCCTGATCCTTTGTTATCATCTTGAGGAGGGACAACTGGCTTTTTCAACTGATTAACAATTGATTGGTTAGATAAATAATCTGGTGATAACTCAGAATAGTCAGGCATTATTTAATCCTAGCCCTGCTCGTAAACCTGAGCTTATCACTTTTCTTCTCATTTTCTTCGAACACATCATCTAAAGAAACAGTACAGATGTTTGGATCTGTTGACAGAATTTTCGGCCTATCGTCCTTTTTATCTTCACGTGGTGATCCTTGGACCATCAGGTCTAATATCTGACCAAGGAGTCCCATGGAATCACATATATCATCATTCTTACCAGCAGGGAATGTAAGCATTTCATGTTTTAATTCTGAATACCAGGGAGCATTACATGGGAAGAAAACCTTACCCATAGCCATACGACCACGTATAGATTGAGCACGGATAGATTTATCACCCCTAGTAGGAAATAATTTTCTGGCTATGTATATGCCACGTTCCATAAGTCGCTTATGAATAAACGGCCCTACACCAGCCCTTATCTGTCCTGTTTCTTCAGCCCAACCCATTGGCTTCCACTTATAAGCTAAGTCACAGAATGCTTCAACCCATCTATCTGATGATGTTCTATTACGCCACAAATCAAGAATAAAAACATTATTATCTGGGTCTACCCCAGCTACAATATGAACCGTATAATCCCCCTCCCCACTCGTTACTGCATAATCACTAGCCCCATAGACATGTAAGGTTTCTCGGTCAGGGGTTTTGATACGTGTCCCTTCACCGTATTCCATGAACCAAGATGATTCAAAAAAGTTACCTGTTTCTGGAGCTGGCCTTTGTTGATAAAGAGCGGACCAAGTTCTACTTGTGGCTGAGTTAGTTTGTAGAGGTATATAATCCTCTTGCCTAAAATATTCAGGCCAAAGCCATTCACCATAATTTCTTCCTAATAAATCGTTTTCTGGTTTCTCGCAAACCATGGGTAGACAAACAACATACCAATCATATCCATCTTGCCCCCTAATCCACCCTGATTCGCCATTGTAGTTGGCAGGCAGAATACGTCCTGGCGGGTCATCTTCATGCCATCTTGTATTGATCCCAACTTCCCAAGCCCCTGGCTTTTTACGTGTCCTTAGTGAGTTAATGTATTCATCCCAAGTTCTATCGCGAATAAGTTTAGAATCAGCATCTTGCTGACCTTTAATCAAATCATCCCATACCACACCATCAGCACGATTACCTGTAATACCTGACAGAATGCCAGTAGCTTTCCACTCAGACCCATTCATTAAGGTCCATTCGTCAGCAGCAGCACTGTCAGGGGATAGTTCAGTCCCAAAAATGCGTTTGTAAAGAGGCTGTCTAACAATAGACCTGGCCCATCTACCTTGTTTCTTAGGCAAGTCACTACCGTATCCAGTCACAATAACAGTTTTGTTGGAAAACCGCCCCATAAAATGGGTTGGAAAGCATACGGATGTGTAAAGACTTTTACCTGAACCAGGAGGAAGCAGGCCCATTAGCCTCTGTATTTTACCATCTTCAACATCTTGAAGGCACTTCAACCATAAAAGATGATGCCTGCCGAATGACTTAGGAATTGAAACAAACTGTTCTTTTTCTTCCTCATCAGTAACTGCTGGACGGGTTGGGATATCAATTATACTTGCGTATACCAGCAGATCGTTCTTCGCTCTCAGCCTCTTCAGCCGCTCCGTGCGTAGCTCTCTCAATTCTGTTGAGAGTTTCGACAATTCTGATGTCAAGGTCACGGGAATCTAAATCCTTAGGGGCTGCATCCATATTAGTGTTCATATTGATATTTGTAGCTGCTGCTTTACCATAAGCACGGTCTAAGACAACATTAGCGGCTGTAATCTTAGCAGTAGCATTTGCTTCTGGATCCTGAAGGATATCAATCAATGCTTGCATCGCATCAGGCGCAAATTGCCGAGCAATATTTTGAATATCTCTGGCCTCAGCAATAACCCTTTTACGGTTCTTAATATCCATCTTAGTCTCCACTATTCCAGCAGCCCTGTCACGCTCCTTTTTACTGGCGTGAAGGCTTGGATCTAACTTATTAGAAAATAGACTTGGTAAATGTTTAATTTGTTTACGGTGCCTATCGCGAGCCGACTTACGGACTGCTACATAACGTCCATCTATACATGCTATAATCTCAGGTAATGATTTAGTATGATCAGGCCTCTTAATGCCAGTTCCAGAACGTAAACCACCCATCGTTTAGATCCTATTCATTCATCTGCTTTTTCGTAGAGTTTACAACCGCCCTTCGTTGCGATTTTACCGGATACCTTAGTGCATGAATGAGGCTTTTTAAAATGCTCACAGAAATTATGAGGCCAATCTTTGTCAGGGCCACAATGCCTAGTTGACTTACCCCTGGTGGATGAATAAGCAGCCTCCTTCTGTGATGCTTTACCACCTATCACACTTTCAAGATGAGAAAGCAGCTTTGTATCATGTTCATCCTGATAAGGCTCTAAATCGAGATCTGAAGGAATTTTCTTAAGTTTCTCATGAGAATCTGCTTTGATATATGGATTAAAAGATTTCTGATATGATTCCCACCAGCCAGGGCCTAGTAACTGCAATACACCACGCCTCTCATATGCAGTAGCCAATTTATGAGCATGCTGATAGTTATACCCCTTTTGATCCAGTAAAGTTTTTTCCATCGATTCATGCATTGATAAAAATGGTATTGGATCTATCTCACGTGTTGTCTGATCGCGTATAACTTTAAGTTTCTCAGGTAAATGACGGTCAAAATAGATTGTCTCACCTGACTTTGAATAGCCCCCAAGATAAGGGATGTCAAATGTCTTATCAATTTTCCTTGGCCTATACAATTCACGTTGAATATTTTCATTTTTCAGAAAACGTTCCAATACCTGAGAATTGATACCAAATCCACTCTGGTGTCTATGTCCTGAGGACATGTAATTAAACCTTGGTCTGAAATTCACGCATGATCTTTAATGGTGAACAGTTTTGATCAACAAGATTAGCAGCTTCTATTTCCATCAGATCATACATTTGTTTAACTGACAACTGAATGCTATCAGAACTGTTTAATAGCTTGACTTCACGATTAAAGAACTTTCGATCTGTAGCACAAAAAAGATAGGCTAGCAATTCAGCCTCTTCCCCTATTAGATGCTTGATTTCATCCCTATCAGAAAATGGTATAAGGGTAGGCTTAAACCAAGCTGTCCCATAAACACTATGAAACAAACCAGCAATCTGTATGTAAGGGGGATCTTTCCATTTCTTTAATAAATCATGAGTACCTGTGAGATGGTCTAATAAACTACGATTACCATGCCTAACCTTACCTGCCCCTCTTTCTTCAAGAAATTTAATGTACAGATCAGACATTGTCTTTAGATCGCTCAGTCTTAAACATAAGGGTTACCCGCATCTCAGGGCAAGACCGTGATACCCCACGAGCAGCGTGGGGTATTGTACCATTAAATAAAATGATCCTTCCAGGCTTAGGGTAGACTGTTTGCCTGATATCTGTTTTGTCAGCAGTAAAAAATACTGTCTCACCAGCCCAATTCAGGTTCCACTTTTCATGTGGATAGTAAATAAGCGTATAACCTGTATTCAAAATAGTATCTGTATGCATGGTTCCATCAGTCCCATAAGGGTAACCATTAGCATAACAGCGTAGAAGTGTATGACCTGATAACAAATCAGATGATAGTAATTTCCAAAATGTAGAAATAGTTAAAGAATTCTTTAAAAGCTCCTCTGAACAATCATACTGTTCATCTTTTTTTGTATGGTCTGAGTGTCTGTTACCCGCAAAGTGCTTATGCCAGAAAGTATACTGATCATTCTTTGGGTCTGACTTCCAACCATATTGCCATCCTGGCTTACGCAATACGGTTATAATTGAAGTTCGCAAATCTGCGGGCACTAGATCATCAATGATCTTAATCTGATTAGGCATTAACTACCTTTAAAAGGTATAAGTGTCTGGATTATAATCCAGACACTTATACAGGCCCTCTATTGTAAATATACTTACTTCTTACATCCTATTTGATGCCCATAGGCATGACCTGACATTCTGAGTGGCCCCTTGTGTTGTGAGGGGCTATATCCAAAACCATGAGCTTCCCTTGAGGACATATAATTAAACTCATGAGCCTTACCACTTGTTGGTGGATGATGCTCCGCTTTAGTTGAATGCCCCATGCTATGGGCTGTAGCATGAGACCCTTTAGTAGGGTGATCGTGCCCCTGCACATAACCAGGGTTATTGTTCTCAGAAGCAAGAGGTCTGCCTTCACTATAAAGTTCGCTGGTCCACTGCATAGGAGCTTGATCAGTCTTGTGACCTACAGCCTCACCTTTCCTGCCATGGTAAAGCCCTGAGTGAGCATCGACCTGATAACCACGGCCACGACCTATGCCATCAGCCACCACAGCACCGGCTGCATGCGGAGTTGCCTTATTATAATCCTCACCCTTACCCGGGGATAGATGCTTAGTTCTGAGGTTACGGCTGCTTCCAGGCAAGTTGTTTTGGCCGCGGCCAACTCCGCCGTGCGCTTGCTTATCATACCCACCGCCACTCATTGTCTTCATTTTATGCTTTAAAGTCATGACTTTTTCCTTTTCGATTGACCAGACTCAGACAGTGCTATAGCAATGGCTTGTTTCTGTGACTTAACAATAGCACCATGCTTAGAACCAGAATGCAATTTACCTTGACCCCACTTATGCATTTCTGTTTTAACAACCTTGGCCTTTTGGGCTTTGGTTCTTGTGGGGCCGACTGGCACAGTTAGGCTGCCTTCAGTTGTTTTAAGGGTTCAACCACAGCCATGATATCTGATTCTTTCATGATCAGATAAGTCTCACCCTCAAGGTTGACTTCAGTACCTGACCACTTACCAAATAATACTTCTTGTCCTACTTCTAAATAAATAGGTATAAGTACACCTTCAGGTGTGTGAGAACCTGGGCCAACAGCTATAACCCGTCCACGTTGTGGCTTTTCCTGTACAGTGTCAGGGATCAATATTCCACCCTTTGATACAGTCTCAGAATCAATACGCTTAACAATAATGCGATCTTGAGTAGGTCTCAAACTGACTGTGCACATTTACTGATGCTCCTTATTCATCCCAATCATATCTATAGTATCTGTGAGGTACATAGGTATGATAGTAGTAGCGGTAGGGGGTATCATATCTGCGATAATGATATTCGTCCCAACTGTACCCATGATGCCAAGATGGCCTGTGGTAATCGTAGCACTGTGCAGTGGCTGAGGGGGTTGCCACCACCATAAACAGGGCTAAATATTTACACAGGTTCATCACTTTATTCCTTAGATATGTTAGTGGCGTAGTGCCCTTTCAATCCTTGATTTACAACACACAAAACCTTGTCACCCTCTTGAACACTTTCAATCTTCGATTTCTGCAATTGTTCCTTATGAACAAAGACATCATTAGGGTACCCTTCACATTGAAGGAACCCAAATCCTTTAGTATCATTGAACCACTTGATAATCCCACGACTCTTGATAATCTTACTTTTATCTGTATTATTAGTTGTATCACTCATTTCAACGTCTCACCTTCCGAAGCTACCGCAGCCAAGTCCCCTTCATCAAGTTCGGCGGGAATTGTCTGTCCTAGTAACTCAACCAAGACACGTACCCTATCATGGGGTTTCATGCCATCAAAGATGGCATCATATCCCATGAGTGCCCCCTTGACAACTCTAACTTTTTCGCCAAGCCTGAATTTAGGGGTCTCAGGTAAAGCAATCAAACCACTCTTATCTTCACGCATTTTCAAGTCACTGATAATTTTGTCAGAAACGACAACTGGCTTGCTATCCTGAGATAGCATAATCCTACTCACACCAAAAGTCGAATTAATTGAATGCCATTGCTGCTCAATCTGCACAAAAAGATATCGTGGAAACAGTATTTTTACTTTTACATCCTTGCCTACGCGGCTCATATATTTAGGTAAGTAGGAAATAAACCCTTGACGCTCCAGGTTAAGAACTGCTCTGTTTTCATTCGCTGGCTTACATATGGCTATGGACCAGTACATTATACACCTGCTAAATACTTGTTTTCATTTCCATAATGTTACCGTATGATATGATAGTGCACAAGGCCCGCCATGGAGTACCCCCAAATGCCTGATGTCCTTAATGTTCTGATAAAAGCAAAAAACCTCATCGCTAAACCAGAAAACTGGTGTGTCAGTGTCTTTAACATGGCAGGGCCTGATGGCATATCATACTGTTCAAGGGGGGCTATCTTTGATGCCCTTGGATTTGGGCTTTATGACTATGACTGTTGGGACCTGGATGATGAACCTTACTGCTCAGAACTGGTAAAGGGATTACCTAAACCCCTGCCTCAGACAAAGTTAGCCAATGAAGCCGTTGCACAATATAATAATACACATAGCCATAAGGAAATCATAGCAATGTTTGACACGGCCATAGAACGGCTCAGTGCTGAAAACACCACTGAAAGGTATTTGAAGGCAGCCTGATCAAAAGAATGGGCTGGTGGGGCAGTCCATTCTTAGCACGTGTAGCCCAACTGGTAGGAGGCGACTGATTTAGGATCAGTACAGTGTAGGTTCGAATCCTATCACGTGCACCATCAAACATATACACTAAAGCGCATGTAGCCCAACTGGCAGCAGGCAAAGGACTTAAAATCCTTACAGTGTGGGTTCGAATCCCACCATGCGCACCAAACATCAGGAATAAATCATGACAGCAAAAACCAGGGCACGAACCTACTTGGTAGGGGCTTTTATCAGTGCTATACTAGCAACGTTATCAAACCTTTGGATTCACAGTATTGGGTCCTTCCTATTTAATGCTGTGGCCTTCCTGATATTGAGTTACCTGACACTGAAGAACTATGGTCTGATCTAGAGTAATGGAGGGTTGGCAGAGTCTGGTTGATCGCTACGCACTTGAAATGCGTCGATGGCTAATCACCATCCGGGGGTTCGAATCCCTCACCCTCCGCTCCAACTAAAGGTGAAGCATGAATGAACGCATACTTCTAGAACACTTAGTCAAAGTTATTCGTGATAAGGACCCCACCTTATATACTCCTAACCAAATAGCCAACTCCCTTATTGACAAGTTAAAGGAAATTAAGAAAAACAATCAATGGGATAAAAAAGACCCATGCCCTTTATGTGGCTTTCATGTCGAGAAGGAAAAGCGGTTACCACCAGCCCCTCTTTACAACGACAATGACTGGGATTGAATGATGACTAAGGTCTTCATCACGGCTGACATCCCTGCAGGGCTTGAGCAGGCATGGCTCCAGCATGTACGGAACTTTGATGTAGCTCACCCAGGGTGTCATTTTGAGATAGCTCAGGATGCCCCCAATATGACCATCATGGAGGCTGTTGAGAAACTGCGTATCTATCCAGGGCTTACGTTTGCAGAAGTATTTGAGCGTGGCCCTGACAAAGGAGGTAAATCATGAGTATAGATTGTGATCAAGAAAAAGACCATCACCCCTTCTGCAATAAGGGCAACGTTTGGGGTCCCCGAAAAGACTGTAGATCATGTGATAATTACTACAAAAAGTATCCTTTAATTAAAAATGAAAGTGGCTATGAACTTATCAAACGTCTATTTCCAACAGTTGAGATCATAAAATGATCTACACAGGGATTACCCCCATACAAAAGATGGGGAACATATGGGTCAAGCGTGAAGACCTAGCATACTGGTCTGACTTGAATTACCCATCAGGGTCCAAAGTCAGGCAGTACCTGGATATGGCTCATAGATCAGTTCTGAAATCAGGTTTCCCTCCATGCATAGTTGGCTGCTCAGCCAACTCATGTCAGCAGATCTATGTAGCAGCAGCAGCCAAACAATTGAATACCAAGGGGATTATCTATACTGCCAAAAGGAAAATACAAACTTCAGCCACTAAATACTGTCTAAGTTTAGGGGCAGAAGTTGTAGAAGTAAAACCAGCTTATTTATCTTATGTCAGAAAGCAAGCCAGGGATCGTGCTATTGCTGAAAAGCATGTGATTGAATGGGATAGAAACAAGGCAATCCTTGATACAGCCAGTCAAGTTACAGACCTACCTGATGGAATAAAACGTATCATAGTACCAACGGGATCAGGTTTAACAGCAGCAGGGATATTAATAGGTATCATGAACAGCCATCAAGCCCCTGAAATAATAGTAATAGCCACCAGCAAGATGGCTACTAAATCAGGCATAGAAAAGATGGCCATGAGTGCAGGTAATTTTAAGTATGTTCCTGGTATAACAATTATAGAACCAGTAATGCCTTATGATACCCCAGTCATTGCAAGGCTACCAGACGGCACACCATTAGATCCATTTTATGCAGCCAAAGCATGGAAATATGTTGAGCCATATGACTTATTGTGGCCTCCAGGTTTAAGGCCAATAAGTTCAATGCCTGAAGAATGTCAGTCAGCTTTCAGAGATTGGAAAGGGCCAGTAGAATGAAATTATCAGTCAGAACATCAGATTTTGATTGGTATGAAATAATCATAGAAAATGATGAAGTAGAAAGTATTATTCATCATTGTACAGTTTACAGCAAAAAGTTTAATAAGACAGGATTTAGTTCTAAGTTAAGGCATATAGTGGAAAAGGCAAAGATAGAACATCTAGGATTAAAGCATTTAGAACCAGATGATTTCACAGGTGACTATGTACTCCCAAGGAAAGACAGATGATCTTATCAGCACAAAGCATCAGATTATATGGAAATAATTTAATATTTCCTTTCCATGAAGATCAACAGATATCAAGATCAGGTCTGACTTATGGATTAAGTGCTTGTGGTTATGACATCAGGGTTGATAAGGGACTCATATTGAAGCCGGGTGAATTTGTGTTAGGTTCAACAATTGAATATTTCAACATACCAGATCATTTAGCTATGAAAGTTCTAGATAAGTCTACCTGGGCTAGACAAGGAATAATGGTCCAGAACACGATAGCAGAGCCGGGGTGGTATGGATACTTGACCCTGGAATTAACTAATCATTCACAAGAAATCATCAAAATAGAAGATGGTGACCCTATAGCTCAGGTAACCTTTGAAACTTTAGATCAACCAACTGATAGACCTTACACAGGTAAATACCAGGATCAGAAAAAAGGTCCTCAACCCGCCATAGCGTCCTCATATAGAATGTCAGTGAAAGGTAAATCAGATGCAAGTAAGGAAACAGGGACAACCACACAGGGGATGGAAAGCAGCAGCAAAGGAATCAAAGTTCCATAAAGAACTTGAGCGTATACAAAAAGAATTCATACAAAAACAGGAACCTCTAGGACAGGAATTTGAGAAAGTTTTATTTAATAATTTATGGGAGCTGTACACAAGGTAGATAATGGGGACGTGCCAGAGTGGTTGATTGGAACGCAGTGCTAATGCGTCGATGGTGAAAGTCATCCGTAGGTTCGAATCCTACCGTCCCCGCCAACTAGTCAGTGAGACTGCATGAAAAAGAAAAGTCGTACTTGTTCAGTAGAGGGATGTAATCTTGAACACTACAGTAAAGGCTACTGTAGGAAACATTATGATAATCTAAGATTCTATGGGACTGTAAAGGGAAGTTCAATAATCAGATACGGTCCAATTTGTAGTGTTCCTGATTGTGGAAAAAGTGAATATGCAAAGGGTTATTGTCTATTACATTGGAGGCGCTTTCATAAGTATGGAGACCCAACATCTACCTATACCCCTGAGATAACAGCGCACAGAACAATAGCTAAACATGCTCTTGGGAAGCCTTTACCTGAAGGGGCTGAAGTTCATCATTTAGATGGTAATGAAACCAATAATGATCCTAGTAATTTAATCATCTGCCCTAATCATGCTTATCATATGCTCCTGGAACGAAGAGGGCGTGCATATAGAACTTGTGGGCATGCTGACTGGCTGAAATGTAAATTCTGTAAAGAATATGATGATTCTAAAAACCTTCATATTCCTATTTCCAGAAAGAAAGGGCATGCCCTTAGGGAGACATGGGCTTATCACAATAAATGTTACCATAAATATTACAAGCTCTAGTACTCGTTTGTTTTTTCAAAAATTTCTGGTGAGGTTTATTCGGGGAGCTACGTCTACGTAAAGGCGGTGACCTATGATTTTTGTTGACGTGCCATTACATATACAGTTACAGTATGTAGTGTTACCCACTGCTACAGGGTGGTACACTGGCTTGATATAGCCTGTATACTATACATATATGCTAGGTAATTGCTAAGCACAGCACACGCCTCAAGTCAAGCCCCCTTGACATCAAAGCCAGTGTGTAGCAGCGCTATCATAGGTATTCATACCTAGGCTGTGCCTGCAACACTTCACTGTCACAGTCAAGCCCCTGCAGCTAAAATAATTAAATATTTCAGCCCCCCTATACATAGGCGCTAGCACGTGCCATGTAGGGCGTGGGCTTGCTCATATAGGGCAAGCGGTTGAACGCTAGGGCTACGGGGCTAACGCCCCTTGCAAGCCGGGGGCCGTGCCCCGTTAGCGTGCCCGTGCCAAGCCGCAAGGCGGTGCATAGCCCTACGTTGACGCCCTTCACGCGGGGCGCGGCGTAGCTTTTCATGGTTGACGCCTCAACCGCATGCCCTGTCACCAAAGGCAGGGCAGGTGTGTGAGGTAGTAAAACCATGAACAAGCCTGATGAATTTGAAGCTGCCATCATGAACGCCGCTTTGACCAATACGGCCCCTGCGGCGGGCACCGGTGAGGGTGCTGATACGGTGGGCACTGATACGCCCCCCGTTGATGAAACCTCACCCACGGTCATGCCAGCCCCTACGCTGGCCAACCTGATTGAGCAACTTCAGGGCAGTGACACCGCTGCAGCAACGGCGGCAACCACAGCGTATGTTGAAGCTGCTACGGGTGAGGGTGATACCTTGCCTGACGCGGTGCCAGTGCGGCGTGCCAATGAAAGCAAGTCAAAGTTCAACAAGCGGCTTGCTGACTACAATGCCAAGCTGGCTGCAGCCAAAGCAGCCAGTGAAGCGGCGGCAACGCCTGCACCTGAACAGCCTACAACGCTCAACTTGGCGGGCGGCTTCAGTGGCGTGAATGCCCCTGATGACAATGCCGCTCACAAGGCGGCCATTGAGGCAGCAAACCTCAATGCCGCGCTTGATACCGCTACTAGTGCCATGACGGCACTTGCGGCAACCGGCGGGCCGGTCACTGACACTGAAATCAACGCTGTGAAGGCGTTGATTGAAGCCATGCCGGCCCCTGACAAGCCATCACTGCGTGATGTCATGCTTGGCAAAAAGTCAAACCTGCCAAGCATTGCGGCGTCAAAGCCGGCTGCACCGGTGAACACTGACTTGGTTTGCCGCTATGACCTGTCACGCTGGCCTGTTTGGCTGGCTGCTCAAAAGCCTGATCATGACGCAGTGCATGCGGCCGTTGCCTTGACGGCGGGGTTGCTGCAGTCACCAACAAGCAATGTGCTGTCAATTGCCATTGCCTTGTGGGCCAACCGTGATGATGTTGCGCCAGTCAACGTGTATGACATTGCATACGGCATTTATGCCGTCATGCTTGGCGGCAACAAATCAGTGCCTGATCACAAAATGGTAAAAATACAGGCTATGGTACATGAGGGCTTGGCACGCACACGTGACATCAGCGTACCCACCATACGGGCCGGTAATGGTGATACCAAAGCCAAGGTGGTCAAGCGGCTTGAACTTAGTCACGCCGGCTTGAACAAGGTGGCAAAGGCATTTGCCGCCATGAACCGGCCGGTGCCGNTGNTGGCTTAGTGACCCTGAGGGTATCAGGGCTGAGGCCAAAGTTGCTACCGTGGTCACGGGCAAACCCAATGACCCAATGGCCGCTATGACCGGCTTGACCGGCAAGTAAACCACCCACCTCAAAAAGCCCCTGTAGCCCCTGAAAAGGCTATGGGGGCTTTTTTATTATGTACAGGTTTAAGGTAAAGGGGCTGAAAAGCACCTGATTTTATACTATGCTAAATTGTAAAAATAAATGTTCATGGTTTGACCAACAAAAAGTGCCAAACGGGTTTACCCTAATAAAGTGTATACTACCCTTTGCGGCCATATGCTAACTACTCAACTGAGTTTTTGGGCATATGGCTTGAAAGGGCAATCAACCATGAAATCACAACTTCAGTTGCTGGCTGAAAAGCTTACTGACTTGAACGCACGTATGGTGTTCACCATTGACGCCAACAACGTTTGGGCGGCATGGCGTGATCAGGGTACGTACAAGGGGCGTGCTTATGACAAGTACCGCATTGGCCCCCTGTACTGGTCAAGCCGTGACAATGCATGGCAACAGGGTAACGGCTCAATTGGCGTGCCGTTTGAGCGCAAGGGTGACCTGCTTGAAGCGTTTGCACGCCTCAACGCTGACTACCAGTGCAGCTTGAAGCTGGCCACCATGGCCAGCTAACCAATAATCAAGTGTGAGGTATGCGTGGTATACCTCACACTTGCAACCTAATTACAAAAAACCCCCGGGGTATTTTTATATACACACTGTATACACTACCTAGGGGTGGTATCAGTTATGCGTTTTATGCATTGCCTTGCGTAGTACAGCGTTAAGGGTAGCGCTGTACCATTGAGGGCAAAACTATGGTTTTTCACTGGCATCAAGGGCGTACGTATGTGGGTATTGATGGCAAAAAGCGCCGTCAGCACACACAAGTAAACTTCAACCTAGGTCATACCTGGGTCACAGCCAACCGCTTTGGTTTCACCATTGAGGGCGGGCTGTATTGGCACAATAACTACCGTGAAACCTACTGTGGCGATATCACGGGTGACAATGAGGGCAGCTTTGCACCGCAGTGTGCCAACTGCACATGTGACCGGGTATGGCAACCCGGTTACGGGCATTTCACTTACCGTGATCACTGCCTTGAAGTTAACTGGCGGGGTTGGCGTGGCCATGATGTTATAGGCGTCATGAATGATGATGACACAGTGACGTGGGGGCGTTACTGGCAGTGGCCAATAGGTGTATACGCATACTAGGCTAGCAAAGGGGGGGCATGACGCCCCCCCTTTTGCGTTTTGAAAACCTGTTGCGCGTAAAAACCAGTTAAAACGTATTTTATACAACTTGCTACCATGCCCCCACGCCCTGCAGCACAAACCCTTGTGCTGCAGCGTTTGAGGGCAATAATCATGACTGAAAAACAGTACATTGTCAGGGTTGATACAAACCCGCCGCTGTACTTTGGCCCCTTCACTGAAACCCAGGCCAGTGAAGCCAGCGGTGCCCTGCAAAACCGCTATGAGCATGAAACTGGCACTTACATGCTGTTAGGTGCCGTTGACGCCCCTGACAGTGAAGCGGCAGCATTCAATGACCCTAACTGGGTTGACTGCGGCCCTTGTGACTGCGGCGCACACACCGTTGACCAGTGTACCTGTTTTGATGACTAACAAAAGTAGCCCCCCCTTACAGGGGGGCTATTGCCTTGCGCTTCAGTTGAGGCACGTGCCTCAACTGGCCTGACAAGGTATGTAGCCCCCTGCAATGCCCCGCCACGGGGTTTTAAAGGGGGCTACAGGCGTTTTCAGGTAGGGTGCGCTACCACCCTACCTGAAACACCCTTACCTGCCCTGTCGGGCCTTTATAGGCGTTATTTCTGACAGGGGTATTTCTTGCAATGA